AGAGAGAAAAGTGTTTTATGTATATGGAGGCACGGATACACAAACTCGTGAAGATATTAGAGCAATCACAGAAAAGGAGAAAGATGCAATCATCGTGGCATCTTACGGCACGTTTTCTACTGGTATCAATATTCGTAATCTTCATAACATCATGTTCTCAAGTCCAAGTAAGTCCAGAGTTAGAACGCTGCAATCAATTGGCCGTGGATTGCGCCGGAGTGAAACTAAAGATACCGCTACCCTCTTTGACATTTCAGATGATCTTACATACAAATCAAGGAAGAACTTCACTATCAACCACTTTCTAGAACGAATAAATATCTATAATGAAGAACAGTTTGATTATGAGATAAAAAGGATAAAGATGAAATGACTCAACCAAACGCTAAAATACTAAAGTTGTCTAGTGGTGAGGAAATTATCTGTAATGTAGTCAACAATCCAGATCAATCTTATATCAGTGTTGTGCAACCTATGAAACTAAATTCTTGGCCAAGAGCAACTAGTAAGGGCATTGAGGAATCATTGTCATTGCAGAGATGGGTACACTTTGCTGAAACTGATACTTACGATGTACCTAAATCTCAGATTATAGTTCTAACAGAAGCTTCTTTTGGCTTAACAAAATTCTATCTCTATTGTGTTAATAAAGCAAAGTGGGAAGAAGAAGAAGTTCTTAATCCGCCGACAGATGCCGACTTGAGAGGTATTGAAGAAGAGGAATGGGATGAAGAGTTCGGTGAACCTAACAACACTCTACACTAGATCTATCTATTCATTCTCAAACCCAGCATAGTAAATATACCCTCTTGTCAAGAGAAAGTCAATAGATTTTTATAATTATTTTTCTATTGACAATTGAATCAAGATATAGTATGATGTATCTATTAATCGCACAAATGCGACAATATATGTGGAGTTATTATGACTAAAAAACAAAAGGGAGCACATTATGTCAATAATGCAGACTTCCTAGAAGCAATGAAAGAATGGAAAGATCGTTGCAAAGAAGCTGAGGAACTAGGTGAACCACAACCACCAGTGACTAATTATATCGGTGAATGCTTCTTGAAAATCGCCAACCACCTTTCCTACCGACCAAATTTTATCAATTATACCTATAGAGAAGAAATGATTTCTGATGGGATTGAGAACTGTCTGCAATATGCACACAACTTCAATCCAGAGAAGTCAAAGAATCCTTTTGCGTATTTTACACAAATCATTTACTATGCTTTCTTGCGTAGAATTCAAAAAGAAAAGAAACAGCAACATATTCGTCACAAGGTGATAGAGAATATGAGCATTGATTCCCTTGCAATAGGTGAGGATATGGAACAAGCACAGTTTGTTGAGTATCTTCAAAAGAACTTCCTACCAGATGAGGCAGTTTACAAACCTAAGAAGAAAAAGAAGAGTGAACCAAAAGGACTTGAAAAATTTTATGATGATGAAGGTGAAGAGATAGATGAAGATAGCGCTGATAACTGATACCCACTTTGGCGCCAGAAACGATAACCTAGCATTTAACGATTATTTCTACAAGTTTTGGGAAGAGATTTTCTTCCCTTACGTTGAAAAACATGGTATTGATACGGTTATTCACTTAGGCGATGTTATGGATAGACGAAAGTTTGTATCCTATAAGATTGCCAAAGATTTTCGTGAACGGTTTGTCCAAAGGTTTGTAGACTTGGGGGTTACTGTCCATATGATGGTTGGTAATCACGATACATTCTACAAGAACACAAACGATGTCAACTCTCTATCAGAATTGGTAGAGGGAAGATTCCCTAAACTGTATGTTTATCCAGAAGCAACAACTGTAGAGTTTGGTGGAACGCCTATCTGTTTCTTGCCGTGGATTTGTTCTGATAACTATGCACACACAATGAATCATATCAAAGAAACCAAAGCACAAGTTGCAATGGGGCATTTAGAAATCAATGGGTTTGAAATGCACGCTGGACATTTTGCAGAAAGTGGATATGATAAAGATTTTTTAAGAAAGTTTGATACTGTATTTTCTGGACACTTTCATAAGAAGTCTGATGATGGACATATCTATTATCTCGGCAATACTTATCAGATGACTTGGAGCGATAATGGTTGTCCAAAAGGTTTCCATATCTTTGACACAGAGACTAGAGAACTAGAAAGAATTGTCAACCCACACACAATCTTTGAAAAGGTTTACTATGATGATTCGACAACAAATTATTCTGATTTTGATGTCTTGACATTGAGGGAAAAGTTTGTTAAAATAGTGGTAGTCAATAAAAAAGACTTTTATCAGTTCGATAGGTTCATCGACAGAGTTCTTTCTGAATCTGGTGCCCACGAGGTAAAGATTGTTGAGGACTTTAGTGAACTTGATGCAGAGAATGTTGATGATGCAATTATTGAAAATGCAGAAGATAACATGACTTTGATTGAGCGTTACATTGATGAACTTGATGTTGACTTGGATAAGAAACGACTAACTAATATGATGAAATCGTTATATGTAGAAGCGAGTGATTTGGAACTGTGATTACCTTTAAGTATGTGCGTTGGAAGAACTTTCTTTCAACTGGAAATCAATTTACAGAAATACAGTTGGATAGAAGTCCAACTACTTTGATCATTGGCGAAAACGGAGCAGGAAAATCAACCATTCTTGATGCTCTCTGTTTTGGTCTATTTAATAAACCCTTTCGTAATATTTCAAAGTCTCAACTTGTAAATTCAGTAAATGGCAGTGCTTCTGTTGTTGAAGTTGAGTTTATTGTTGGTGGCAAGAAAGTTAAGGTTCTTCGTGGTATCAAACCTAACAAGTTTGAAGTCTATGTCAATGACAAGATGATTAACCAAGATGCAAACGCAAGGGATTATCAGAAGCATCTAGAACAGCAGATTTTAGGTTTGAACTATCGTTCTTTCACACAGGTTGTTATTCTAGGTTCTTCTACCTTTGTTCCTTTTATGCAATTGTCTACAAAGGCACGCCGTGAGGTTGTTGAAGATATTCTAGATATCAAAGTATTCTCTTTAATGAACTTCTTGCTCAAGAACAAGAACAAAGAATTGAATGAAGAGATTCGTAATGTTGAATATCAATATGACTTGAGTAAAGAAAAGATTGCAATGCAAGAAAAGTTTATTGCAGAAGTTGTAAATAATAAGTCTGCTATTATTGATGAAAACAAACAGAAAATTAATGATAATAATTCTACGATTTCTACAAGAAACGAAAATATCAAAAAACTTGAAACTGAAAAAGAAGCATTGTCTTATGATGCAGAAGAACACGCAAAGATTGAACAAAAACTAAAAAAACTAAGTAAAGCAGAAGCAGCATTAGAAAATAGAAAGGCAGAACATGACCGTCAAATCGAATTTTTCAAGAACAACGATGAATGCCCGACTTGCGAACAATCAATTACGACTGCAACAAAGCAGACGCAGACAGAACTTCGCACAACAAAAATCAGAGACATTGAAAACGGTATCGCAGATTTACACAGAATGGAATCAGAAGAACAAGACTCCTTACAACTAATTCTTACAAATCTAGAAACCATTCGTAATAATGATGTGGAGATTGCAAAGATTCGTTCTTCTATTGTGGAACTAGAAAAGTTTAATGACAAGTTGCAGAAAGACATTGAAGCTTATGAATCTGGTTCTGTATCAGAAGAAGATAAAATTAAACTTGCAGAACTCAAAGGACAAATAAAACTCATTGATGAACAAAAGTCTAAGTTAAATGAGGACAGGTTCTATATTGATATTGCAAGAAATCTTCTACAAGATAGTGGTATCAAAACTAAGATTGTGAAACAATACTTGCCAATTATGAATAAGTTGGTAAACACATATCTATCTTCTATGGATTTCTTTGTCAACTTTAATATTGACGAAAACTTCAACGAAACTATCAAGTCACGTTTTCGTGATGAGTTCTCTTATGCATCATTCTCTGAAGGCGAGAAAATGCGTATCGACTTGGCACTACTCTTTACATGGAGAGCGATTGCCAAAATGAAAAACTCAACAAATACTAATCTTCTAATATTGGATGAAATCTTTGATTCGTCTTTGGATGGTTCTGGTACTGATGACTTTCTTAAAATCTTAAACACTTTCCACGATCAGAATGTATTTGTGATATCACACAAACAAGATATTCTTTTTGATAAATTTAGAAGTGTAGTTCAGTTTAAGAAAGAAAAGAACTTTAGTCATTTGGTGATGTAATGGGAAAACGTAGTGATTTTGAAAGAATAGAACGAGACTTCTATCCAACACCATATGCGGCAGTTATTCCTCTTGTTGCACATCTACCACAAAAACCATTTACCTTTGTAGAACCTTGTGCTGGTGACGGCAGATTGATTGACCACTTAGGGTTACATAATGGAGTGTGCATTCATGCGTCTGATATTGAACCACAGTCTGATGAAATAATGGAAATGGATTGTTTTGATGTAAATGCAAAAGCACAATACATCATTACAAATCCACCTTGGAATCGTAAGATACTTCATCCAATGATAGAACACTTTTCTAACATTGCTCCTACATGGTTTTTGTTTGATTCGGATTGGATGCATACAAAACAATCAGTTTCCTACTTGACAAAACTGAAAAAAGTTGTTAGTATAGGAAGAGTAAAGTGGATTGAAGGCAGTAACAGTGTTGGTAAAGACAACTGTTGCTGGTATCTATTCGACAACACAGATATGGTTAAACCTATCGAATTTTGGGGCAGAACATGATATACAAACTAATTGAAGCAGACAGTCCATCACTGATGGTAAAACTACCAGAAACGACTGTTGAAGAAATAAAAGAAAAACATGACTTGACAACACAAGAATTATATGATAATCTAAAAGGCACTATGGCTGCGATGCGTGGTATTGGGTTGTCTGCGAATCAGTGTGGATTGCCTATTCGTGCATTTGTCATGTATACAGATTTGAAAGATGGTAACATTGAGATGTATATCAATCCCAAAATCATTTGGGAATCTGAAGAAACTGAGTTCTTTATGGAAGGGTGTCTAACCTATCCATACCTTTTCCTAAACCTAAAACGCTCAAAGATGATTGAGTTTGAATACATGGATATGGAAGGAAATCAACAAAAAGGTAAGTTTTCTGGGCTTACTGCTCGTATCTTCCAACATGAGTATGACCATATGGAAGGAAAGAACTTCACAATGTATGCGTCAAAACTCAAGTTAGATATGGCAAAAAAGAAAGCTGCAAAAAAGTTGAAAAAAGTTGTAAAAACATCTTGACTTTGTTCTCAAAACAGGGTATTATGAATATACAAACTGAGAAAACAAACGGAGATTTATATTATGGCACATGAACTTGAAATCGTAAACGGTAACGCACAAATGGCATACGTTGGTGAATTACCATGGCACGGACTTGGTACTAAGGTAGAACAGGATTTGACTCCTGCTCAATTCCAAGAAGTCGCTGGACTTAACTGGACTGTTGAGAAACAACCAATTGTTACTGCATCTGGTGTTCCTATCAAAAACAAAGAGGCACTTGTTCGTACCTCTGACAACACTGTACTTGATGTTGTTGGTACTGGTTGGAATCCAGTACAGAACTCAGAAGCATTTGAATTCTTCCACGAGTATGTGATGGCAGGTGACATGGAAATGCACACTGCTGGTTCACTGAAAGATGGACAAATGGTTTGGGCACTTGCAAAAACCAAAGAATCATTTGAGTTGTTCAACGGTGACGTTACTGACAACTACTTCTTGTTTACTAACCCACACCAGTTTGGTAAGGCGATTAACATTCGCATGACACCAATTCGTGTAGTATGTAACAACACTCTTACACTGTCTCTATCACAGAATGCAGATAAGATGTTGACTGTGAACCACCGTAAAGAGTTTGATGCTTCTGAAGTCAAAGAACAGATGGGTATCGCTCGTGAGAAGATGGAACAGTACAAGTCAATGGCTGCATTTCTTGGTTCTAAGAAATACACCGCTGATAACGTAATCCAATACTTCAATGAAGTGTTTGGTGCGCCTGCGAAAGAGAAAGTGGATAACGTAATTCCTTTCACTTCTCGTAACTCAAAACTTGCATTTGAGAACTTGGATGTTCAGCCTGGTGCTGAGTTCGCACAAGGAACTTGGTGGACTGCATTCAACTCTGTTACTAACATGACAGACCACTTGCAAGGACGTTCTAACGATGGACGTTTGGTATCTTCATGGTACGGACGTAACCGTAAGGTAAAATTAAATGCACTTGATAAGGCATTAGAATACGCCGATGCGGCATAAGTCGTATATATAATAAGGGTGCTGTTCGTAAGTCGCCCTGTTCGACACAAATATGCTTACTCTGTGTCGCAAATACGGTTTTGGTAGTTTCCGCCCAAAAAACTACCACTTTATAAATAAACGTGATATGCCGTAATGGGTATCACACTGTAACTTGCTTTTTAAAGGAGAAACAAAATGGTAAATACAGCTCTTACAGACCCTTTTGACAGGGTTAAAACTTACTCTATCGGATTCGATAGAATGTTCGACAGACTACTTGATGATAGTCTTGTTACAACAACAAACTACCCCCCTTACAATATCGTAAAAATGGATGACACCAATTATGCAATTCAGATTGCAGTTGCTGGATTCGGTAAAGACGATATTGAGATTGAAACAAAAGAGAATACTCTTTCAATCAAGTCTAAAGAAAAGGGTGACGTTGTTGATGAAACAACTTATCTGCACAAGGGCATTTCAAATCGTGCCTTCAAAAGAACTTTCACTATCTCTGATGATGTGGTAGTTAAAGGTGCAACTTTTGAAAATGGGTTGTTGAACGTAGAACTTGAAAGAATCATCCCAGAGGAAAAGAAACCTCGCCTGATTGAAATCAAGTAATTTTGTAAGAGCGCCTCTTGACAGGGGCGCTCTTTTATGTTATAGTATGTGTAATTGAATTGAGGATTTGTAATGTTTAAGAAAAAAGATGAACCTATAGTAGTTGATAAAATTGACTACAAATATTCAGAGGATAGAATCCTCAAAGAATTGCAAGAGTATATTGACAAAACATACTCGGCACACTATTCCCACAACAAATTTCAAGCAACAGAATTTATCATGGACAGTGGACATGGTGAAGGTTTCTGTATCGGCAACATTTTAAAATATAGTCAACGATACGGAAAGAAGGACGGCAAGAACAGAAATGACTTGCTAAAAGTGATCCATTATGGTAT